TTATTTACCAGTTTGGCCTTGTGTGGCTTGCGCTCGTTCTTCAATAGCTTTAACTACTGAGGCACTAGCTTCATTGATTGCCTTAGATACTGCCGCCGTGTCGTTTGATTGACTATTCAAGAAACGGTCAAAATCACCGTCTGGCAAGGTCAAGTGTTTAGCTCCCGCTGAGCGTAGAGCGTCTACTGTACTCATTGATCCGATACCAAACACACGGCCATTAACTACACCAAGATATCCTTGACTTCCACTCTCACTTCGAACTACATAATCCATATTTTCTTCTTCCTCTTTCTTGTTAACTAAATTATCGCCATCGTTAATAATGACTACGTTCTTATCCAATCCGCCCGCTAATCCGGTGCTAGTGAATTGCCACCAGCGAGTATGCTCCATATTCGGATACACACCCCAATATGGCTCTGGGCGTACCTCGTAATCTGGATACGCTGCAATCCATAGACTGTTTGGATAGCGTGCAGTGATTTGATCTACATATACATTGGCTAGTGTATATGGTTTGTAACTGTAATAGATTGGTTCAAAACCATTCGCCTTACAAATATCCATAAATGCCAATACTGCATTAGTGTTAGCTTGCTTATCACCGCTAGCGCCATCTTCATAATCACACACTAAATAGCGTGGGTGTGATGGCAGATTGCTGATGAAATAATTCGCTTCACTAACAGCAGTGCCTACATCCCCGCCGAAACGGGCAAAGTGGTAGTAACCGATACAATTACTTGTACTAGTTTGCTGACTAGCTACTGGACTAACCCAGCCCACGCCTTCAGTAACCTTAATCACCGTGTTGTTAGTGCCAGACGCTTGGCAAATTCCAGTTAAGTCTGCTGATTGATAAGCTGACACATCGATAAAGTAATTATCTTGTGCCATGCCATCGAATGGCAACTCAAACCACCCAACCATTTGTTGAGTCGGTGCATTCCAGTCGATATAGCTGAAATTACCAGCGCTATCGAGGTTTCTTGTCACCTTACGTGTCCAACCGCCATTATAGAGGGCGTCACCATTGCTGTCGATATTCTGCTCGACTGTGGTAACTGTACCGTCTGGGTTTTCTGCAACCACGAAACCGATATGCCCAAACTGGTGATACGGCAAGCAGTTAGTCACCCACACACTCCCTACTGGCGGATTGTTAGCCCCGTTAAAACGTGTGACTTTCAACCCTAGACTTTCAGCACGGCTTAAGCCATCAATTGCGTTTAAGTAGCTGAAATCAAGGTTAAACAAGCCAGCGTATTGTAAAACGTAGTCAATCAAACTTATACACTGCCCGCCATAAGGGTTAGTCGGGACGATGACACGTTGATTAACGAGACTATCGAGCGTGTTTAATAATTGTGCTTTTGATGTCATGTTTCTCCTTTCTTAAATTATTTTTGAATAGCTTGTTTAATCTCCGTAAGCATTCTTTCCAAATCAGCAACCTTCTGTTTTAGATCGTCAATTTCGCTCGTTGGTAATTGAGATTTTGTTACAAGCGGGTCTTCCGCAAATTTATTTTGTTCTAAAACTTGTAGAAAAAAGTTATTATACGTTGGAAATAATCCATAGGCTTGGCTTACAGACAATGATGAAGATTGTTTATCTTTAATTTCACCAATATCACGACCAATAGATTCTATTACGTCTTTTAAATTACTCATAAGCCCACCTCATTAGAGAGTGTTTTTAGCTGTATTGTATGCTGCTACCAAATCTTCTGTTTCAATGGCTGTGATACGATTACCAAATTCTGTAAGTTTAGTAATAATACCAGAATCAACATTACCACCAGCAGCGGCGATTTTATCAGCAAGCTCTTTAAGAGTATCGAGCTCTTCAGGGGCACCACCGATAAGGTCGGTTTTAGCTTGCGCAATGGCAGTGTTAAGTTGTTCTTGAGTGATTCCGTTAGCGGTCACTTCACCTTTCTCAGCTTTGCCAGCCAATGCTGTTTTAATCTCCTTGATATCAGCACCTACAGCTTGGGCGAAATCATGTAATTTACTCATTTATTGTTTCCTTTCAAATTTTAGCTAGATTGTAGATATTAACGAGGTCTTCAGTAGTATCAGTGCCACCACTGATTAACCCAGATTCTCGCAATTCATCAGCTAGTAGTTTCAGTTTAGGGCTTTTGTCTGATGGAATGGCACTGTCTGCATTTAACGAGTTCTTCACTTTCACCTTGAAATTATTAGAAGGGAAAATATGCCCGTCTAGTTTAATTTCGAGGTAGTAAGTGCCAGTAGCTACTGCCTTACCCATTGAGAATGAGAATACACCACTATCGACGGTAATGTCTTGATAAAGCGCCACGGTTTCGTCGTTGGAAAGCGTTAGCTTACCAGTGCCGGACAGTTCCATGCGTTTCCCATCGTAACCCAAAATTTCAAAACCAAAGACTGAGGTAATGTCCCCAGATTTTAGGACATCGCCTCCTTCAATTTGGTTGATGGAAGTCATGAGCTTAGCCATAGGCTAGTCCTCACGAGGTGCGTGGTAGTTTAGCGCTTGTTCGCTGTCAGCTACTCCCTTAGTTGTTGGGTCGGTAACAATTCCGAGGATAACCAAGATCACAACAAGAGTATTTACACCCTCTTGGATATTGTGTGGGATTTCAAGCCCAAATTGTTGCAACATAAGGAACACGGCTGAGATAAGAGCTACTAGAGTAGCTTTGTTTTGCAAACGTAGTTTAAAGTTAATCATGTTTAATTCCTCACTTCTAAATTAATGTATTTTTTATAAAGGGCATCAATGTACCCGTTGCCACCTAGTTTCTTGTAGCTGGAGTGCATCTTGTGGATCACATCTGAATTATGAACAGTGGTATATCCACGCTCTAATTCTTTGGAAATGTCACGCTCTAGGCGTAGATACATGGTGACAAGATGCGCTTCATCATGCACTGCTAGTTTGTCGCTTAATTCGTTGATTTTCTCGCTGTTTGATTCACCGATTTGTTGAATAGTTTCAACCGAATCATGAATGTTGTTCAACTCGCCTTTTAAATCTCCGAATTGCGATTTGCTTAAATTAGCGGATTTGCTAGCTTTCATCCCAAACCAGCCCGTTGCGATCACACCGATGGTAGGGGCAAGGTGGTCAATCAAATCAGAAATATTCATCTTTTATTTTTACCCCCATTTTTTTACGCATCAAGCCTCTGTCGTATCAGCCAAAATTTCATCCTCTACTTTATAACGCAACTCACGTAGAGCACGTTCGTCTGTACGCATTTCTTGACGATGTTTTGCGTATAATTCAGCATTGAGAAGATTTTCTTGGACAGTAGAGACCGCATTGGAATCTACGCTGATGAAAGTTTGCTTAACAAGGATTGTAGCTCCTTCTTCTTCGACATTAAATTCTGCATTGATTGTGCGTTGTTTTGTGATTTTAAGTGACATAATTATTTTTTCCTTTCTTAATTATCTTCAGTGAGATATGTGACTGTGCCAGTATAGATAGCACGATCTTGTGATTGGTTGGTTAAGTTAATACTGCCGTCCGGTGATAAATGCCAGACCGCTACTCCAGTATGGTTAGTACCAACGTTTTTATTTGCAACTAAATGCACTGGAATAGCTGGTCTGAAACCACTTGGGATAGTATTAGTCATTACCCCATTCTCGTACACACCTACGGCATAGTCTGAACGAATAAGACTGGCAGTTACTATCGAGCCTTTTCTTGCAAGAGACATCTTAACACCCCAACCAATATCAACCTCTTGTTTAACCATCGCTGGCTCTTGTTTCTCTGGTTTCGGCGTGTACTCAAACCATGAGCCGTTAGAATTGCTAGTGACAGTGCGTTTGAACATACGACCGGATACAGTCGTTAGTGTTTGGTGATACCCAGAAACGCTTTCCACAACTTCCAAAAAACCACCCTCGCCTTGTGCCGGATGGTTCTTATAGTTGCCTAGAATCGAATAGAAACCAGTGGTTCTATAATCGTTTAGGTTAGCTACCTTGTTATCAATCGCTGCACCGTTTGGTTCGGTCAACTTATGGTGCTGAATCTGTTTTCGGTCTGAGTAAATCAAACCGTTAACGTCCAACGCTCCCATCTCACGGTACTTCCCAATACCAACACCATCACGTTCGTAGCTCATCACTACCTTATCCGTGGATACTGTGATAACAAATTCTGTGTACGAGAACTTATCTTCAACACGCCCTAAAACTTCCCAAGAGGTATCTGCTGGATATTTTCCGTTGAGATTGGCATCCGAACCGTTTAATTCAGAAATATTCTGCCATTCGTTCGTGCTATCTGTCGTATATCCAGCAGTACCAACTTTTCGTGTTTTGAAAATAAGTTTAGTCGTGTTTTTTTGTGTCCCATTAACGGATAACGGTGCTACCTTTAAGAATCGTTTCAGCGTGATGGTGTCTAGCTTTTCACCCGTTCGTTTGGCTTCAAAACGTAGCGTCGGATTAAAGTAAGCCAATACTGTTATGGTCTGTTCTCGCCAATCCGACCACAAACCACGACTATCTTGGACTTTAGCCCTAACCGTCATTTGTTTGTCAGTAACCGTTGACGGAACTGTAAGCGTACCATTATTCGACTGTACCGAACTATTCCCGCTTACAATTTCGGCATAGTATCCAGTTATTGAAGATCCAGCAGCACCTTGACCGCCATTAAAAACGACTTTGATACGTGACAAAGTGCTGACAAAATGCGTAGGGCTAGGGATAAGATTTTGTGTCACTGGGTTTGTGTCCGATAAACTAAAACCAGTGAAACCCGGCTTAAAGAGATTACTCGGGACATTGACCGTGATTTTTCGGATGTCCCTTCCTCTTTCAATTCCGTCGGCGTATGAGATGTAAGTTATCGTACCGATACCGCTTGCTGAGTTTGGAAACTGATTGGCAATTTCAATGGGCGGGATCCATGTAAAACTAGAATCCACATCATCACCAGCTATTTTTTGGTCATAGCTGCCGACAGTAACCCAGATAGAATGTCGCATCCATGCTTCACGCTTGGTAATGTTTATGGTCACTGGTTTGGCAATTTCAGCCGTCACATCCGCACCATAACTAGCACGGGAGATGGTAGTTAAGACAAGAGCTGCATTGTTAATAGGTATTACCTTATTATTGCTCTTATTCTTAAATTCTCCACGATAATACACTGTACGAGTACCGTCTCCGTCGTGTGCAATGGTAACCTCTTGGTCAATCAGCATAGCGGTTTGATTGGGTTCAACGGTTAGCGTGCCAGAGTTGGCTAAACGCTTCCCGCCGTCATAGTCAATGTACGCTTCCCAAGGAACACCAGACACCTTAGTGTCTCCGTTTTCCCAATAGAGCTGTAAACGCACTTGTGATGTATTGCTATCAATATTCGAGCTAGCTTCATAAGCACGTAGGACTGCTTTTCCTCCAGCCATTAATAATTACCTCCTACCCATTTAATTACGTTTCGGTTTGGGTCAATTAAGTCTTGTTCCTCACGATAGTAACCGATTTGAATACTCTTTGAGAAGATACCGTTTTCGATATGAATAACACCTTTATCGATGTACATTACTTCAGTACCGGAACTAAACATAGAAATACGCTTATCTGATACCAAAACCGAGTTAGAACCGTCATTCTTACCAATAGTAAGACCTTCGTTAGATGCACGCATGTAATTATCAAGGAAACTCCAACGTTCTGACGTCTCGCCTAAATCATTTTGCAATTTCACAATGCGTTGACTAGCTTCAACCAAGGCTTTTTCAGTCTTGTTCTTGTTTTCTTGATTCGTTGACAAGAAATCTTGATAGGCTTTCACCCATTGATTCACCGTATCAATAGACGCTTTAGCTCTCAATTCCGCTTGAACGATGGAATTAAGCTCATTCAATTTGTTGATTTGGTCTTGTGTCAATGCACTGTCAGCCTTGCTATCTAGCTTGCCTTTTAAATCTTTTGGCGATGCTTGCCACGCTCGGTCAGTGGTTCCTTCGTAGCAGTCTAGCTCCGTGAAGAATAGCAACGACTCTCTGCCGTTAGTTGTGCCTTTATTATCAATACGGATAAAGCCTTCATCACACTCGCCGGAATTAAATGTCAAGTGCCATTTAACAACCCTGCCAGTTGATGGTGAACCGTTGTGCGATTTGAAGTTGACTACGTTAGTGAATGTTTTATTGGTTTCATTCGACTTGCGACCAAGGAAATAGATATCTACACCCTTAATATTACCGGTAGCAAATGATTGAATGTTGAACGAATAATCAGTATTTCGTTTGACTGGGAAACGTAGCGTAGAAGCTGGAAGTGATGATGATGCTCTTAGCAAAAACAGTGGTCTAGCGCCGTTGTAGTAAAACGGGTGACTAGAGATGGATAGGTTTGTGTTTGCTTGTGGCGCTCCCCAGAAACCCCAATTCTCAAGATTTTCTGGAAAGGCTGAGTTAGTGATTAAGTTTTCACCGCCAACAGAAACACTGCCCATCATATCGTTCCATGAGTAATCGGCAGGATTGGTGCTGTCTGCTTGGTTAAAATTAGTACACACACCCAAATAACGCTTGTTACCATTCTGTGTCAAACTGAAACCATTTCGGCCATCGGCGCTATCAGCGTAAGCAAAGTGAACGTAAGGTGTTCTTCCGTCCGCTCCAGCTTTGCCGGGAATGCCATCCCGTCCATCGCTACCCTTCCACTTGCTCCATCGGTAATCTTGTGGGTTTCGACTATCCGTGGCATTGAAATCTTGATACATGCCAATGAATGGTTTATTGGTGTCGGTCTGACTAAAACCACCACCAGAAACCGTATCAGCGTAGGCTATATGGGTGTACTGTGTTTTACCATCAGCACCCTTAACGCCTGGGATACCTTGGTCCCCTTTTGGACCTTGCAAACCCTGTGGACCACGTTCACCCGGTAAACCTCTAGGACCTTGCTCTCCACGGTCCCCCTTGGCACCATCATTACCCTTTGGACCTTGGTTCCCTTGGTCACCTTGTGGTCCTTGTTCACCGATTTTAGAAACCGAGTATCCAGTCTCGTTTGTGTTGTCGGTGTAAGTCCAAACGGTTTTTGTCCATAGGAATTTCCCAGCTGGCACGTTAGGTACTTGACTAGTCCAACCAGTTGTTGGTGCTATTGTTCCTGATGTACCTTGTGCGTAAGTAATGGTGGTGCTTCGAATACCCACACCATCCTTACCAGCGATACCGTTATTACCATCGTTGCCATCTCTTGCGATGTATGTTTTTTGATATCCCGTTTCAGTGGTGTTATCTGTGTAAGTCCAAACTGTTTTGGTCCAGAACCATTGCCCCTTAACTAATGCTGGTGGGTTTTGATACCATGCCGTAGGTGGCACGGTTTCAGATACAGACAATCCGTATAGAACACTGGTGTTTCTAATACCAATACCATTTTTACCGGGAATACCATCGTTCCCACGGTCTCCCTTTGGGCCTTGTTCACCCATCTTCGCGACTGAAAAACCTTGTTCGTTCGTTCCGTCTGAATAGAACCACGTTGTCCTAGTCCATAGGTACTCGCCGGGGTTAACTGTTGGGATGTCTGGCGACCATGTACCATCCTCAAATACGATGTTTTTAACCCATGTCGAATTATCAGCTTTGTAACCATTAACACGAATTTCATATTCACCAGTTGGACGGTTGTGTGTGTATCTCGTACCGTTAGCCGTGGTGGTGTCGGAAATAACTGCCCATGTACCAAAACTTGGATTGACAATCCAGATTGTAGCGTTATCACTTGATTGGTTGGGGTTGTGTTGGTTGGTGAACGTACCATTGGTTTCGGCAGATAAGATATAAGTCTTCCCTCGTTCCAATCGGACACGCTGGCCAGTCATGATGAAATTATCGATACTTGACCGATTCGGCTTAATCTCGTTAGGAAAATTAGCTACCACAACCCCAGACGGCTTATTTACACCGTCCGTTGATTTCGCATAACGTAGCGTAGTATTTACTAACCCCACGCCATCCTTACCTGGAAGACCATCATCACCTTTAGAGCCGTCAGCAGGGATATAGGTTTTCTGATACCCAGTCTCACTAGATAAGTCCGTATACATCCACTGTGTCTTAGTCCAAAGGTATTTACCTTTAACTAAAATCGGTGGGATTGCTGTCCAGCTAGTAGGCATGGTGGTTTCATTGTCGCTCATTCCATAAGTGATAGTGGTAGTTTTTAATCCAACACCGTTTTTTCCGGGCAAGCCGTCATTACCACGGTCACCTTTATCCCCTTTAGGTCCGGGGTCACCTTTAGCACCATTCTTTCCGTCTGAGACATTTAAAAAAGTAACTTCTTCTGAAGCTACTTCTTTGTTATCCACCCATGCTGAAACCGTCAAGGCGGTTGGTTGGGTAATCTCTGACGCTACCATGTCATAGGTCATCCCAACATATTTGATTTCACCGTTAATCACGAAACGCCATGTAGCGTTAACTGTCTTATCGCCTTGTTTTAAGACTGGACGGACAGTAGAACGACCTACGCCATTCTTAAACGCTGTTCCGTTGGTTGTCGTGATCTCGACACGGTATGGTAAGGCTCTTGCTGCTATTTCATCAATACGCTGTTGTAAATCGGACGATGGTTTATTAACGATTTTACGGTAATTAGAGAACACAACCGAATTATTCAACGGCATGTCAAAACTGACAATCATTTCAGTGACACGAGCTTCGAGGGCTAGACCACCTCTAAAATTACTATTGATAATTTTAACAGTGTCCCCTAGGTTAACATCCTTATAATTTTCCATGAAACTAGAATGGACATCAACGGTATAGGTCATTAATGGATAAGCGTATTGCTTAATGGTACGTAATGCGTAGCCTTTTAGTGAATTGACATCCTTGTACTCAGTTTGGAAGTCCTTACGTGTCCAGTTATCAGCGTTGTTTGGATTCATCGTTGATGGATAGCGCTCCCTAGACAAAGGTGCAAACACATAGCTACTGCCACGCCTTGAATAGAACTCTACTTGGCCTAACTCGTTCTTTTCCTCAAATTCAACGCTTTCAAGGTTAACACCATCCGCACCAGTGAATACCCCAGCATTGAAAAGTTGGGTCTTATCACTAGCAACTTGAACACCTTTGAGCTCGTTTTGATAATGTAGCACCACATCCCCACGAGCCTTGCCAATTCCGTGGTGAGTTTCGTCTGGAATCTGGTAGATATCGATAGTAAAACGCTTGATTGTACCGTCTCGATTCAATTCGGTACGGAAGGCAAACTCAGCTTCGAACTTAGACATGAGACTGTGTAACTGTGCCAGTTTTGTCTCTTGTGGCTCAAACTCAAGTGTCCTTGTCTTATCTGATACCTCATTAACACCAATTTCAAGGTTGGTAAACCCTAGAATTTCAAGATGTTCCAGATACCATGCAATACTTTGAGCACCGTTGCTTTTAAGGGCAACAGACTGCTCTTGTGCCAATTCCAAGTTGGTGTTATTACAAGTGACTTGGAATGATGTATCATTCTCAACGAGTTGCGACACATAGAAAACTTGATAAGAGTTATCGTAATAAAACGAAACAAACATATCGTCTTTGATATATTTGATGTCTTCATGCAGTTTCCCATTGACAATCTTAGGAATTGTGAAATCGAATGTACTCGTTGCGTATTCAAGGTAAGGATGCCACTGACTGTTAGAGTATGGCAACATGCCCGGAACGTTGTTATTCAAGGCACAAACCTTACGCATGTTCTTGTCATGAATCCAAATCTGCATTAAACGAAACGCTCCTTCCATGTTACTTCAATTGTTGGGTCAGTTCTTGTCCAACTAGACGTGTAGATATCGATTTCAGTTTCACCAGTGCCGATACTGAACGGCTCGGATAAGTAAGTTAGCTCGTTAGACGCTGGCAAGTTATCAACTAGGGTCTTGCCTTTAGCCATGTCTATCTCTAGGATAGAACCCTTACGAAAACGGTTAGGGATATCTTCTTCTTTGTTTACATAATCTTTCCGATAGACAAAGCTATCAAGATACATGTGGGTTACAAGCGGTGCATCACCAAGACCAAAGAAACCAACACTTATTTTTGCTGATTTCTTCCCTTTGATTTCAGGTATCTTAAATCTAGGGTATCCGCCTTGGTAATAAAATTGTATTTCATCATCAAACCGTTGCATATCCGACCAACCTTGTGGCTCATTAAATGGGTTTTGGGTTTGGATATGCGTACCCCAGAATGATTTCCTGTCTAGTGTTCGATAACTTCCGTTACCGTCACTAGCAAGGAAACGATACTCGCAACCTAGACCGTTGACATGTTTAAGGGTTTCCACGCCGTAGAGGAATGTGCCGTTTGCATCCGTAACAGATATTTTGATATATCCGCACTCGTTAGATGCACCGAGCCAAAAAATCTGTCTCCACCACATATATTCATATAGAGAGCCTTTTTCGCCGTTGCTATCTGCTGGGATATCCCATGTAATCGAGCTCCCACGGAGCAAAGTTGAGCCACTACCTCGATTGGTTAAGGCTATGTGAGGTCTCCCCCACGCATTATCAATCGCAAGCGTTCCATTCAAACTTTGCAAGTTATCGTTAAAACGCCCTTGGTTTTTAGCACCAACTGCAAAACCATTAGTGATCCAGTTGTTAGAAACATAGTCAAACAGAATTTCAGACTGTTTCACCGTGCGTGTGTCAGTTTCATTAGGGTTGCCAATCTCATAACTTTCGCTAGAAGACTTCACAATCCCAACCCAGCCATTATCTGAGTTAAACTTCAGCTTAATATCTGGGTATGTTTCAGCCGTCCCAAAATTCTTCAAGGTCGCTTTGTAATGTCCAGTCGAAACCTTCTTAATACTTCCGTATTTCGTTTCACCGTCACTACTTACTAAGGCTTGTGCTTTGTTTTCACCATAGCTTTTCGGAACATCGAACGTAACCGTTACTGTGGCAGTGATTGGTGCCGTGTTCTTATCAACCGTTAATGACGCTTGACCAGACGGGATGGCTTCCCAAACCTTGTTGGGTTCGTCACCAAAAATCAATGTTTTTGGTTTATCAACATTAAGATAACCGCCCAACGTTTCAGCAATAGTATTAAAGTAGTCGTAGTTTCCGACTAGGGTAAACGACACTTGAATTTGCTTGACTGACAAGGTACTGTATAGGAATTGCTGACCATAACGCCTACGCCCTTGGTCTTGATAGTTATTGTTAAAATTGGATGCCACGTTTTTTGTGACATCAACTGGAACGGTACGCCCTTGACCTTCATTAAATAATTCGGTTAAGTTTTTACCGTCAAAAATGACTGACATTCCTATCAAATAATGCTACCTCCTAGCAACGCTTGTCTGCGTTCGTAATCGTTTGTCGCCTTAGTCATGAATGGCGCAAGACCATTCGACACGCTTCTACCATCGATGATGTTTCTAACCTCGATAGGGTTAGAGCCATTAGTTACCAATTGACCAAGTAAGTCAATCATGACATCTAGCTTGCTTTCCAGAACAGAAACACGCTCACGGTCTGAAACGTCATCGTGGTTTCCTTGTGGGGCATCGCCCGCAAAACGTGCCACTGCTTCAGTAAGTAGTTGCCATGCTCTACCACGTTTAGCGATGTCTGTTGGAATGACATATTCTGGCATATCGCCTTCAGCCAATTCATAAACGCCGTTTTTGCGGACTAGACCACCGTTAGCGTAGCCATGCCCGTGTCCGATAACCGCAAGCATATTACCGCCATAACGAGATTTCGCATAAGCGATACCAGCCAAAAGGTTATCATAGCCGTTGAAGATATTTCCATGGCCTTTATGCTTGAATGAGTTAAATGTACTAGATGTTGTTTGTACCAAACCTTTGGCAAGGTCGCCAGTTAAGGTATTGATATCGACATATCCACCTTGGACGGCATTAGGGTTACCGCCAGACTCACTTTGAATTTGTCGCAACCAGGCCCCGACATATTCTTGAGTTGTAGGCAATCCATTGGCTTTCAGTGCTTTTTCAACTGATTCACGCCAACGAGAAACGCCAGTTCCTTGTGGGTTATCTTCACCACCACCCGCTGGGCTGAGCAATGGACCAAGTGTTTTTTTAATCCAGTCGAACATGCCACCGACTTGTCGTTTAATCAACGTTTGTAGTGGACTGTTTCGGTCCTTAAGCGGTTTGCTATCATCACCACCGCTACTTCCACTATCCCGAACACCGAAATCAAGGAAGGTAGCAGCGTTTGAAATATGTCGTCCAGCGTATTGGTGATACTGACCATTGCCACCGTAGTTATATTCTTCACCGTCATAGGTATCACCATGTACGGCTGTGACAAAGTCAACGTGGTTGCTTGATACTGGTCCGCCAGTGTAGACGGCTACTGTACCCGGTTTTGGTCTGCTTAAGTGTGGTACACTCGCAGAAATCCACTGGTTACCGTTACCGAGATGACTAAATAGACTAGGTTTGACACCAAGGTTTGCCAAACGGCTTGCAACGAATGATACACATTCACGATAGAAGTAACCCCAAGGGTCTGCACCAGCGTCTTTAGCCTTGTCTTTAAAGCGGTAGTCATCGCCTTTGGCACCCATTGCCACTGTACCTTCATCCATTGAAGCATTAGCCATTGACCAAAGCTCTTTCCACCAGTTTTTGGCTTCTTCGATTGGTTTCTTGTAAAGCGCATTACCGAGTGGGTTGAACATACCGGCTAACTTATCAGCGTTAGGACTGAATTTCTTAGCCAATGAACCGACCGGGTCTTTGACGACATCACCGACAAACTCAATCATCTTCATGAATTTATCGACACCGTTTTTCATAGTGTCCCAAACTGAGCCCGCAACGTTGGTAGCAGTATCCCAGATTTTAGACCAGAAACCAGTCCCCTTGGCAAACGCTCCACGCTCTACGCCCATAAGCATAGCTAATTCACTAGCGTTGATGACCTCTGAGCCGGCTGGCAAGAGGTATTCAACGTTTCGCCCTTGTGGCAAGAATGACTTACCATTAGGAAGAATGACCATTTCTTGGTTGTTGGTTTCTGGGCTATCGTAGCCATCATTTAGTGTAGCAAGCGTAGGCTTGGTAATTGGGTTTCGGTATGAGCTAAACATACCAGTACCGCCGGCAAACTTAACTTTCGGGATTTTTGAGATAGCTTCTTTGCTACCACCAAAATCAGAAATCAGTTTGTTGATACCGTCGATACCAGCGTTTGGCAACGCAATGACGGCATTAATACCATCACCGGCAAGTTTTTTCATGCCGTCCCACATTTCGCCAAATCCTTTTTTTACATTGTCCCACGTATCTTTGAAGAACTTAGCAATATTGGTCAATGCGTCGGTGATTAGCTTGGTAATGTTAACGCCAAATTTCTCTTGTGTTAACGCTCCGATTTCATCCCATTTTTTAGATAAGAATTTCTTAGAGTTTTCCCAACCATCAAACCAATTCTTATTGATGCCTTTGTGATGCTTGTCGATATCTTTACCAAGGGCAGTCATCGCTTCAGTAGCATTACCCTTGATACCTTCCCATGTTTTGGATGCGAATTTCTTGACGTTATCCCATTTTTCGCCCCAGTCTTTCTTAAGGCTACTCATGTGTTTTGCAACGCCTTTAGCCATATCTTTGACATGGTCCACCGTGCCATCGACAAACTTCTTGAATGGCTTGTTATGCTTGTACATCAACTCAAAACCAGCAACTACTGGATTGGAGATTACAAGCAATTTCTTAGCGGTGTTGGTAAAGGCTTTAATACCTTTCTCACCACCAGTGAAGTAAGTCTTGGTCTTTTCAAAACCTTTCTTGGTGCTCTTGGTCATTGAGTCCATCGCACCAGTCCAAGTTTTTTTCATGCCATCCCACGTCTTACCAAGCCATTTACCAGCATTAGAAAAACCATCCTTGATGCTCTTAACGATACCATCAACGAATTTCTTGAATTTCTTATTGTGCTTGTAAATTAAAGCAAACGCTCCAGCAATCGGATTGGCAATAAATAAAAGGACTTGTTTCCAGTCCTTTTTGAAGAAATCAATGATCTTGCCAAAGATTTCTTTTGTCACTTTAAAAATCTTATCAAAGGCTTTTTTAGCAGCAGAAAACATGCCATCTACAAAGGCTTTGAATTTCTTGTTGTGTTTGTAAAGCAATACCAAGGCAGTGATAGCCGTAGTTACTGCAACCACGATTAAACCGATAGGGTTTGAAGCCATAGCTAAGTTCCACGCTTTTTGAGCTAACGTCGCAACTTTTTGAGCGGCAGCCATAGCTTTTTGGGCGACAGTCATAGCTATCGTTGAATTTTTCATCACGTTAATAGCTTTAGCAACTTTCATCACTCCTGAAGCTACTTTAGAACCCACAAAGTAAGCAGCAAACAAAGAACCGACTGTTTTAATAGCCGTCTTATGTTTTGCAATGCCACCCAATGCCTTGGATAGCGATGTTACTGGTGATTTGGCTTTCTTGCCGTTGCCAGTCATTAGGTTAAGCGCTTCGGCAACACCTTTAATCATGCCTACGGCAGTTTCCCAAACACCGCTAGCAAAGTCTTTACCAATACTAAACACCGAACCCAAACTATCTTTAACCTCTTTAAAGAAAGCAACAATATTAGGGGCATTGTTAGCAATGGTTTTACTAACATTGTCAACAGTCTTGTTAAGACCGCCCATGAAACCATTGAGCTTGTCCTTGCCATCACCGAGATTAAACACTTTCGAAAAGGCGTCCAGGATAGTGCCTAGACCTTTAGAAACGTGTTCCCCTAAATCTTTAAACTTAGTTTCAGTATTAGGGTCAGCTACCCAGTCCCCAATCTGTTGTAAGAATGGGTTTTTCATTTTATCGATTGGGTCACGAAAAGCAGCAACTACCGCCGGCATACGGGATTGGATTGTCCTTTCAAGACCACCAATGGTAGTTGAGAAGTTAGCAGTGGCGTCCTTGTACTTGTCTTGCAACTCGAACAAGGCTTTTTGTGCCATCTCTGCGGTAATCTTACCATCTTTTTGGAGCTCCGCATATTTATCGGCGGTCATGTCTGCAATGCCAAGCTCTTGTGCAGCTACTTCTTTAAGTTGGTTTTTCATTTCCGGGAAGACATTGATGATTGACATCATGTCTTGCCCTTGAACCTTACCATTAGCAATCATTTGTGCCCACTGTGTGGCGAAATTTTCAACTGCTGCATCCGTTTGACCAAAAGCGTCTTGCAAGGTCAAAATGGCTTGCGTTTGTTGCTTGGTCAACTCGGTATTATGAGTAACGGCATAGAATTTTTGGTTCATGCCGTCAACCATTTCGGTTGAGTTAGCCGCTGCTTGTGCCATTTGGTTGGTCATATCGACCATTTTCTTACCTTCTTCAGCATTACCTGTCAAGGTTAGCCAAGTGGCGTTCATGGTTTGTTGGTACTTAACGTATTCAGCACTTGATTGGGCAATTTCGTCAAACTTACCTTTGATAGCTCCCAAAGCGTTTTGGAAACCGTTACTAATTAGGTTAGCCGCAAACGTAGCACCAAAGATACCTTTCAAACGTGAGGTTTTATGTTCAGTCTCACTGACTTCACTTCCTAAACGTTTAAAACTATCCTTTAAGCGCCCGATGAATGTGCTAGACCGTTGACTTTGCTCAATCTCATCATTCAGTTTGTCAGCGGCATTCCTAGTGTGTGCAAGACTAGTAGCCGTTTCATCCAAACGTTGCTTTTGCTTGCGGTATTCATCGCTTGTTCTTCCAGACTGTTTAGCGACACGCTCAAGCATTTCTTTCTGGGTCTCATACTGCTTGTTTAAGTTAGTAATCGAACCCTTGTATTGCTTGAGTTGTTCCTGCCTAGCTTCATCTTCCTTGCCCTCTGCTTTCAGACGCTTGATATAAGTGTCTGAGGCTTCGTTTTGGGCTTTGTACTCTTTCTGTAACTCTGCCAGCCCTGACCTATGGTAATCTAGGCTATTCTTAGCTTGGCGCTGTTGATTCTCCAACGATGCCAAACGTGTAGTAGCTTGGTCAATCTGTTGTTGGTACTTAAGGTACTGCTCAGCGGTTTCAGCGGTACTTCCTTTAAGTTGAGACTGTTCTTGTTTCAGTTTCTCAATCTTACGTTGTTGGTTTTGAATAGCATTACCCAAACCATCGTACTTAGCTTGTGCTGCACCTAAATAGTCACCAGCGCTACGCATTTGGCTTTCTTGTGCCTTCCATGCGTTCGTAGAGCTATTAACTAACTGAGTTAGTCGTTTAATCGAATTAGCCGCTTGTAACGTGTCTAAGGCGATTTCGGTGGACATGGTAGCTTGTACTTTTGCCATGTATTATTTTTTCCTCCTTTCCTTCAAAAATTTAGAGTAAAGATGTTGGGTCGACCATCCTATCTTCTTCCTCTTTTGCGTTTAGAATCTTCATCAACTCGTAATAATCGGTATCGTAGTATTGATCTAGCGTCCACCCAAAACCTTGAATTGATTTCTTAGCAATAAGTTTTAAGTCCTCAATGCTATTTTCTAAATCAAAAATCTGTTCCCCTTTAGACTTTATTCTTTTGGGTCAGTTTCACCAGCGGCATTTTCAAGTTGTTCGTCAGTCAAACCGTACATATATCCCACCAATCTCTCAGCAATCTCTTGTGTACGTTCGTTATCCAAATCAAGCAATTTGTCATAGGCTTCATCATCCAAGTTAAGAACGGCACGAATGAAACCGAGCATTTCTTTAAGGATTGTGAAACTTGCTTGTGCTTGCTCTTTCGTATCACCATCTTCGGCAGTATCGCTGATTTTAAGGACTGCCAATTGGTATTCGTGCATACGCAATACATTGCGGTTGCTTGTTGTCACTTTAAATGCTTTTTTACTGATTTCTGGAATTTGAATAGTTCTGATTTCCATTTTATCTTTACTCCTTTTTAACAAAAATAGAGGTCAGGCCATGAGCCCGACCTCTTGCGAATTATAGGCTGCTTGATGCAGTAGGAAGGACGTATCCTCCGAACACTTCCTTGAACATGTTCGCTTTATCAAAGTTAGATGCTCCAGAATAGTATTTCTTGTAAGGCTCACCACCGAACGCATCCGCTGACAAGGCGTTTAATGTCATGTTATCATCTTGGCGAGTTTGAGCAGTGTCGGTATCTGTCGCAATGTTTTGAGTTGATTCTTGCATGATACCATTAGCGAAGCCAAAGAATACTGAGTGTTCGCGGTCAAGTGTTTCAGATTCAATCAATACCGCCGTGTGTGGTTTTTCGCCGTCCATCACGTAACCACCCTTGCCGTCTGGTTTGAAACCAAGCATTTTTTGTTTGATTTCAAAGTCAAGGTTGTTGAAGTCGAAAGCGACCGTTGGTGAACCTGGGGCAATCATTACATCTTGTACTGAGTTGTTCCCTGGAATCTTAGTCGCTTGACCTTCCAAGTTGGAAATGTTAGCGGTACGAGTACCAAGCATCTTAGAATCAACTTCAATCACACCTTCTGCTGAAAGACCTTCGTTGCCTTTAAGTAATTTTTGGGTTTTAGGGTCAACCAATGCAAGGCGGACCATTTTCAAACCTACAATTGCCATATAGTAATTTCTCCTTTGTTAAATTAACTTATCGAGAGCAACAAAAAAGACCGCCGTAATCTGTAATGTATCGGGGTCTATACTACGTTCTCTCATGTCTGTAATTGAGTAGTGTTCAGATTTTAGGAATTTTAGCAATTCCATTTCAAAGGCTTCAATATCAAAATCAATATCAGCCTTGTAGAAAATCTGCACTTCCACTCTATCCGTTTTTCCGAAAAAGGTATTGTTTCCGCTTAAGTCAAGAGATGGGTTGCTTTCTGTGAGCAAAACGATTGTCTTATCGGTGTTTTCTTCGAGCTCTTTAGGCAAGTTGTTTGCATATACTTCGCTTATTTCACCAAATTCTTTGCCCTCAATTAACTCTTTAAGTTTTACGGTTGCTAACACTTAATCACTTCCCTCCTTTTCTTCGAATCAGTTTTTCATATTCCTCTTTTTCTGCTAATAGCACTTTTCTTTGAACAGCGCTATCGTTTTGGACATTGGTGACGAAATGATCAGCACGATATTTCTTGGTGCCGTCATTTAATCGTCTGGCATTTTGGGCGTGGTAGTTATTTTTCCATCCCACGGTTGCCACACCGTTCTTTCTGCCGTCCGCATTAGTGGACTGGACAGATAAACCGTCAGCCATGTGCCCATACTTCAAATGTTTCTTATTTGAGTAGTGTTTCTCACGGGTTACATCTTCTAACTCCTTTTGAAACACCTTTGCGCCAGCGGTTGTGATTTTAGCTTGTTCCGCTGGTGTTAAATCGCCAATACTAGCGACTGTTTCAAGCCAGCCCTCTAGCGCCTTATCAAGCCCTACCATAAGCTATCACCCAACTTTCTTGTGCTTTCTCAAAGTCAGAAAGTCGTAGCGGTTAAGACCAAAGTTTTCGTTTGGGCTCACTCGCACGATATCATACTGAGTACCGTTTAGGACGGCCACTTGACCTTCAACCACTTTCGCATTGTGGCGAATGACGATAACCTTTGTATCGGTTTCACCATTCTGTTGGGCTAAATACTCTTGATTGAGTGTGCGAGTATGAGGTTTATAGTGCAACGTAAACTGTTTGACGAATTTCGGCACGTTAACGCCCGTGAATTTGTTGGGCGTGCTTTGATAAGTGCCAAAATCAGCCTTAAAACGAAAATCTGAGGGTAAATATCTAACTTTAGGCATTAGTCACCTCTTTCTTCACTGTACGTTGCGTATAAGCCTCTTAATTGCCCGATTATGCTATTCAAAGTGAGATTGATAGGATAAGTCACTGTGTCTGTCAAAGCCACTCTGTAGGTGAAATATGAGCTTGTGAGAGCTATTACAGCCGTATCAAACAAAGATTCCACGCTATCTAGGTCGTAGAATTTCGGGTCATTACCGACTGCATTGATAATATACTGTTGAGCTGATTCAATGTAAGCTGGAATGAGTGCAGTGTCGTCTGTCTCATCCAGATTGAGGGTCTGCATGATAGTTTCCTTAGATACACTCATTACTTACCTCCTAATTAAGCTCCTGGTGTAAGATTAGCTTTTTGGTCAGCGATTGCTTTGAATGACGCTGGCACAAATGCTTCTTCATCGGTTTTAACAACGTCGAAGCGGTCGATAACACGTACTTTAGTAGTGTCGGTTTCAAATGCCCCACCACCGATGTTAGTAGAGAGCAATGACAAGTGTTGACGGTCAAACAATGTTACCGCTTGTTTCAAGTCACCAAAGTAAAGTGGCATAGCTCCACCAGTACCATTAGCAAGCCAACGGTCAGATACTTCTTTAACTGTGAAACCATCGATTGAGTAGCCAGTTGGTGATTTCACATCACGTTCCATCAAGTAGTCACCCATTGCATTCTTAACTTTCTTAAGGGCAGTAAAGCCTGAGGTGTTAGTCAAGAAGAATGAAGTTTGTTTGATAGCTGGGTCAACTTTAGCTTCAAGATCAATGATGTCATCCCATTTAGCCAATGTTGGTTTAGTTGGAAGTGTTGCAATAACTTCCAAAATGGCTTTGTTACGAGTAACAACAACTTTCTTAGCAATCCATCCAGACAACCATGCAAGGATGTTTTCAGCAGAATCAGCAAGCAAGCTGTTAGTTACTGTTGAGATACCAGCATAGCGTTTGATTGTGTAGCGGATAAGAGAAAGTTTTGGATCGTCGTTATTACCGATTTGACCAGCTTCATCATCAATTTTAGTAAGTCCAGTAATATCAGCCCATTTTTCGTAAACACGAGAACCAGTAAGAGTAGTTACGTTCTCAACATTAACATACTCTTGCAATGAATCGTATTGACGAACCAATGTATTGATAGCTGTACGGATATCTTGAGGGATAGTCAAGCCAGCGTCTGAACCAGTAGCGTCTGTTTTAGAATCAAGCAAGTTTTGGTAACGACCACGAACGAGGTTTTTAAAGTCTTTAACGAAGTTAGCTTTAACTTCTTCTTCGTTTTCAGTCAATGGTTTCTTGTCTTCTTCTGGCATGTTAAGCACTTCGTTAGCACGCGCTTCTGTGTATTGTTCTTTAAACATGTCACGTTTCATTTTGGCAGTGTCACGTTCATTCTTGATTGCTTGCAATTCTTCAGCGGTTACTGAATCATCAAGCATAGCTACGTTAAGTTTTTCATTAAGATTTTCGACCTTGTCGCCTTGTGCGATCCAAAGGTCATGCAATTCGTTTGATGTTTTCATCAATCATCTTCCTTTCATTTTTCAAGTAAAATCGCCAATTTTTGCTCACGCAAAGTATTGGTTTTAGGTGTAGCAATCATATTCTTGAATTTAGTGATTGCTGATTTGCTTGGTAGTTGATGTACGGCATTAGTAACCATGATTTCTTCTTCATCATTGTCGAAGAACATGATTTCATCCGCAAAGCCTTTATCAACAGCAGTTTTAGCGTTAAGCCATGTCTCTTTAGCCATTAGATCAAGTAATTCTGGTTGTTTAAGTCCAGTTTTCATCTCATACGCCAATGCAATAGATTCGTCAATACTGTTCAACACCGCTGATTGATGTTCCAAGTCATCGCTGTTTCCAACGATACCAGTTGACGCTTTGTGAATCATAATGTGCGCCGTTGGACTGATACGCACGGTATCGCCAGCCATAGAAATGACACTCGCAGCACTAGCTGCAAGTCCTTGTACATTAACTACAATACGCTTGCCACTAGCTTTAAGCATAGTATAGATTTCGCTAGCTGCGAATACATCGCCACCATTAGACGCTATATTAAGCGTGATTTCTTCGTCTTCATCGTTAGCAATGGCATCTTGTACCAGTTTTGGATAGGTACTAGACATACCAAAGTATTCATAGAACGCCCCAGCATCATCGCTTACAATGTCGCCTTTAATATCAATCTTGCCCATTTATCTCACCTCCTTTCAATGTGGTCCTATTAGGGTTTTTACCCTCTGGCAACTCTTTAGGTAAAATCTCAGCTTGTTGCAAAATATACAAGCCTTGATTCTGTGCGAGTGTGCCACTCTTAACCATACTATTGATACGGCTGATATAGTTGGCACCAGTCGGGTCAACCGCTGGGAAAATATCTGCGTCCACATCGCATGAAAGTTTTTGAGATAGCTCACTAAGGAATGGCCTTAAATAACGTACTACTGCTTTAGAATAGACATTTGAGCTCATTTCTAGTGATGATTGTTGGTCTCCTTGTCCTCCGACAACGTTCTCTGGGATACCGTAGACTTTTGCAAATTGTCCGGTCGTCCAGTCCGCTTGCTTAAGTAGTTGGGCCACGTTGGATTTAATTTCAAGAGGTGTGAAGTCCTCTAAATCGTCCAGTACCAACGGACCACCTTGCATTTGCTTCATCGCTTGTCGTGAGCGTGAGACTTTAGTTTTGAAATCGAGCAAACCACCGCCTTTGATTTTCAAAATACCATTGGCGTTTAGGGCGTTTTTAAGAGAGTTAAGCGTTAGCTTATCACTGGCTTTTTGAATATCCAATTCTCTACCAAGAGCCATCAATGGGCTTACGCTTGTAAGACCACCGTCCACTGATAGCAATCTAAAGTGTAAGATATCGCTTTGAGGAACGTGTTGCTTTGGTGGAATACGTGGATCATCAAACGTAATGTTGTAGTAAAGGCCATTCTGATTGTCCAATCGGTTGAAAGTGACTTGAGACGGTCTCAAATACTCCCACTTCATATCACGGCCATTGTCATTACGCCATCGATAGGCAAAGGCTTCCCCACCCAAAAGCATTTGAGCAAAGATAGACTGATAGAAATTGAAGCGGTTAGCGTTGTTTGATGGGTTATCCACGATACCTTGCATTTGTTTTCGGCTGGTCGTTAGCTTAGCTGTCGCAAGGTCGTTGGATAGCTGACTGATAATAGAGAATAGGTCCGAGTTTTTAAGAGCAGTTTCAGCTGAAACCCACTCACTACCATTCAAGGTAGCTAAAAACTCTGGATCAGTGATATCAAAAAAGCCCCCTTGATTGCTCGGTGGGCTTTCGGTTGCTAAATTAAATATCGGCAATTATTATCACCTCCTTTCTAGCCTTTTTTGGCAGCTAGCTCACTCACTAGCCCAGCTAGTACGAATGTGATTGTCATACTAACACCGAACCACACATAGCCAATATGGTAAGTGGTGACATTAAGCGAAATTGCAGCTAAAATGAACATCAAAATGTCAAAAACTGCCCAAATCGCCTTAAAAAACTTTAAAATCATGTATTAATACTCCTCTAATAGCCCACTATCTGGGTTTTTTAGCCAATTTAAAACGGCCTTTTGACTCATGTGTTCTACCTTCCATGTCGGATTGTTGGTAATAGCGTAGTCTTCAAAGGCATACATGCCATCATAGAATGCGTCGATAAGAGCGTCCACTACGTCGATTTTGTAAGTAGATTTCATTTTGTCTACTTGGATACCAATGTTATCTTCCTTGATTACCGCATTTATCAAAGCTTTACGCATGATTTCGTCATCTAAACGGGTAATATTGCCCTCAATAAAGAGCGTTTGAAGGAATTTTGTAGGGTCTTTCAGTTCACTAGTCCGCTGTCTAATCGGCATCATTGGGAAACTAGTGTTAGATTCTAACGCCTTAATTATTTTATTAACCATCATAGCGTCATATCCAAAAAAGACCACATCCAGTTGATTATCTTCTACGTACTCACAAAACCAACGATAGACTTCCTCTGGATTGATAAGCCCTTGTGGGTGGCTCGTGATCGTACAATAGCCCTTGGTTTCCAAGTCTCGATAATTGACACCGTCCTGCTCCATTTTGGCTTCTAACGATCCGGCTTGTTGCCACGGAATAAAACTATGTTGTTCGATATGCCATTTTTGGCTGCCGTTCTCGGAAACATACGGGTAAACAAAACCTATGGCTGTATTATCGCTAAACATAGAAGCATCCAGACCGACATACACACGCTTGCCACGTATATCAAACTCATCAACGACTGCATTTTCAATATCGTCTAAATCAAGGAAACTGTTGCTATCTGCCAATAGCCAGCAATTCATGTTTTTGACTTGGAAGTCAGCAAGGTTGCCACTTAATAAATCGCTATCCCTTTTGTCCATCAACCCTTTCATGAGGTTATCACGCTCTTGCTCTAAATCTAAAAGCGGATTGCTTTTCCCCCATGTTTCCGGTTGGAAGACTTCATCAAGATTATCTTGCGACCACACCAAACAAAGATACGTATCCGCTTCCCTATTGTCATCGTCTTCCATAGCTTGTTGCATGATTTTTTGGTCTTCTCTAAAGGGGACGGATGGGTTTGGATAAGCGGTAGAAATTTGAACAAATTGTCTATTAGGTACTTTTACTTGCCCAGAAACGATTTTAGAGACGGCGTCCCTTGTTTCTATCTCTCCGATTTCGTCAAAAATAGCGGTTGTAAAGTGAAAACTATCATATTGCCCACTTTCAGCAGAGATAGCCCTTAAAACGTTGTTGTTTGCCTTCATAATGACTTGGTCACTATGCAATCCCAATTCAGTTTCATTCGCCAAACTTTTAAAAGGCTCGTTTTGAATTATCTGTTTCATCATTGATTTGATGTAACCGAGTAATTTATTAGTTTGCTTAAAATTGATTGAGGTGACAAGGTAGTCTTGGTTTGATAACCCGAAACTTTCAATAAAATATGAATACGCCGTTAGAATGGCCATTAAGTATGTTTTACCTTGACCACGCCCAACTGAAACAATGGCACGACTAAAACGCTTGCCACCATTGGCGTTTCTCCAACCGAAGAGCATGCAAAGGATGAATTTCTGCCACGGCATCAACTGTGTAGGCTCACCAGTATCAACGTTTGGGCATATCCTAGCAAAACGCAACAATTTGTCCGCTTCAGTCGTTTCATAGGTATATGGAAAGTCGTCGCTACCTTGTCTTTGTAGGTCTCGTAAGTGTCTGAAACATGCCAGTTTAATCATGTATCCAGTCACTATCCTTCCTTCTAAGGCATCGAAGCAATACTTTGTGCCGTCGTCTTGATATTTTCGGGCGATGTCGGTAAAATCAAATTCTTTATATGCCGCATCTATATCATGAGTTTTCATCAAATTCGTTTCCACTATTGCTCCTCTCTATTTCCCTAGAAAATCTTTCATCATATCTCCTAAAGATTTGTTATCCGCTTGACTTCCGGCTATCTCGGCTAATTCTGCCCGTCCTTTAGGTGTCAACCCTAGCTGAATGCCTATTTTATTAAGAGTTTCAGTGGCATCTTTCATCGTCGCAACGGCTGGGTTTTTTCTAAAACCCATTGACTGCTCGCCTAGAATCTCGCCACTACCTTGTGCTTGGATAACTTTTTTAATCTCGGTTTGGATACCGTTTTCTTTCACGTCCTCATAGGCTTTTTTGTAAATCTCGTAGTTAGTACAGTAGGTTTCCACAAGAAACGTGTCAATGCGTTCGACCTTTTCTGTCGCTTCTAAAAACGGAATGATTTTGCGCCAAGTCTCTCTAGCCACCGTACCTAAGTAGTTCGGAGGGTCCGTGGGTAAACGCCCCGAATTTTGTTTGAAGTATGGATTCTTGACCACATCGCACCCTCCTTTCTATTTTCAATTATGACACCGCTTAAAAACCCTCAAAATTGCCGTGCGGTGTAAGAAAACACCTTGTGGCGGCTCTCCTTGGTACGAGAAAGGGGCGGGGGTCAATTTTAAATCGTGTTGAGGGTTATTATACCACCCTTATTATAAAATCGTGCTATGGGCTTATTAGAGGGGTTTAACGACGTCCTCTTTTTTGCGGGCTATTAAACCTGCCCACGCTGCCACGGAAAGTCGTAGTTCCGTGTTCTGTTTCGTTCTATTTTGACCAGTACCATAGATTTCTTGCTCTAATGTCCGTTTGGTGTTATCGCAGCTCCTACACGTTGCTACTACGTTTGAAACTTCAGTCCTAAGTTCTGGCGCAATTTCAACGGGTGTAACGTGGTCGCCTATGCGTGCGTCTGGTGTGGTCACACCCAACGCTAGACAGTACTGACATAGAAAGTTGTCACGTTCCAATGCTATCTTACGAATAGAAGACCAAATCTTTGAGCGATAGAACGCATACCGTTCCTTGCTCTCATCATCTCTGTTCCTTACTCGCTTGTTGTATCTAGTACGTGAGTATCTCTGTCGTTCCTCTATGTATGCTGCTTCCATACTGTGGTGTGTCGTACAGTAGTGTGCTGGTCTCTCTGTTAAGGCACGGCACCCCTCTGCCTTACATCGTCTGACCATCGGCATTGGCATACCTCCTTTCAGATAAAATAAAAGAAGAACACTCTTGTGTCCTTCTAAGTTGATAATACTATATTACCACGACCGTAGTATAGTGGAGTATGGATTGGTATATACCAATATAGATTAGTCCAAATACTTCTCAGCCTGTCTTAACTTAACATAGTAGGTAGCTTTACTAAAGCCCATGCGGTCACATATCTGCCAGATATCTAGCTGGTCTATGTATACCATTTGCAGTAGGGACCTGGCATCTATATCCCCCACGTTTGCTATCTGTCTACGAAACTCTAGTTTCTGCTTGATAGCTTCAGCCGTGAAGCGTTCTACTTCTTCACGAGCCGTCATGAGTTCGACATAGATGTCATCCTTACCCTTACGCTTACCACCTTGCACCATGTCAGTCTGCATAGCTCCAGCCGTTACTTTGAGCGCTTGCGATTCCAGCCGTTTAATCTGTTCTATCTGACTGTCAATATATCTATCAAGTGCCTTGATTTGTTGCAGCCGTTCAACTGTTCTCATAAATTCGTTTCCTTTATGGTATAATAATATTATTAGCGTTTGAACAGTCCTGGGCATTAGTCTGGGTCTTTTTTTGTAGCCATGCCACCAGCAATGCAAGGCTAGGATTGAAAAAATACAAAAGGATTCCTCGATTCTATAACTTATTATTTACTGGATTTGGGTGGCATCCACGACCAGTCACGCTTCTGCTGATTTGAATGAAAAAAATAAAGGATTCCTCTTTTCCGTATATAGATTGACTGGTAATAGCTAGCGAGGGAGTTGAACCCTCGTAAACCGTTCTAGCTACACGCCTAGCATGTAGGCTGTATAAAGAGCTTTTCTGACCGATGTCTTATTGCGACCTACCTTGCCCTTAGTTCGATATTCTAAGGTGATGCGGTCAACTTCATTGTCCAATCTCTCGCTCCATTCATAGTTATTGAAGACATAATCAATAATCTCACTGAATAGCTCTCTTGAAAGTAACCCTTCCATTTGAATAGCCTTCAACGGTGTTAGGGCAGCTTTTTCTACATAGCACAGATTGATGGCGTTTTGGGTTTTGTTAGCTGTTTTCTGGTCGCACCCTTTAACCTCTCTAATGTAGTTGTTTAGGTTGTTAGGGTGTTCCTTGCGTAGTTCTTCCACTTCTTCCTGAAACTGTTTAAACAACCCCTCTGGCAGTCCTGCGTTGGCTTTATCCAACACTGGGCGCGTGGTTTTACCTCTTGTGTAATTAGTAGACAGATAATCTTGAAGGTCGTCGAATAGTTCATCAGAAATAATGCCTTCCAAGCGGTCGACAGTTTGGGGCGATATCCTCGCACGTTCCACGACTGCACTATTAAACGCTTGATATATGATGCGAGCTTGTACTTCACTGCACTGTTTCACATCTTGAAAAAAACTGTTTATAAGAGCCTTTTTTGTACGTCTCTCTCAGCGCTGCATGCTCACTGACTAACCGTTGATGTAATTCCTCGGTCAGCCCGGAATATTTGTATCTAACACTCATGAGCCTCTACCCCTTAAATAACTCGGAATATCGTCCCCTACATTCACGCTATCATACTGTTCCTTGCTGACAAGGAACTTACCATAAACCCCACAATCGAGCGTGTAGAGTTTTCCGACCATTTCCTTGCCGGTAATCTTACCATGCAGTACAGTGGCATTATCAGCCTTATGCACCACGATGGCTTCTACTGGTCTGTTGACCACGTTAGCAACTGTACCAACGTTGATTGCTAGGGAGATAACCAGTAGTGCAGTAGCTATGCTTAGTTGGTTATCTCTTTTTGGTTTCTTTGACAAAGTTGTCATCAATCATTACTCCTTTTCTGTCCTTAATGTCGTTATAAGCAATTGTAAGGCACTCTTCCACGTCGTACCCTAATTGTAGACATAGAACAATCAGTGTTACGATAGAATCTCCTATGGCGTCTTTTAGCGACCATTCTGGGTTTTCAAAATCAGACGGTCTCAGAAATACGTCTCTGATTTCCCCGACTTCTTCCGTTACCTTCATCCATTGAGTTTTGGGATTGCTCTTGTCCAACCCGTGACTAATAGCCCACTCGTTAACTTTGTCGATTAACTCTGAAAAAGTGTTATCGGTGTCGTAGTCTAGCAGATATGAAATAGATACACCGAAAGCACCGGCTAACTTTTGGAGTTTATCTGCGCTGCTAAAACCGTATTTTTCCCAGTGGATAACCGCCCCCTTGGTAACTCCAACCAAATCGGCTAACTCTTGTTGAGTCATCCCTTTTGATTCTCTTAATTGTTTAAGTCTGTTCATTGTGCTATTACACCTCTTTAACCTCTAAAATATCCATTAATTTCTCGATAGTTTTAGACGATACTCTTGCCATGTTTGAGCCGTCTGCGTATGGAGTTTTCAAAAAGATAAGATTTGGCCCAACACTTATATGCCCGATGTCGTCTATATTCAAAATTTCAATATGGGAATGTCCTTGAAAATACGTTTCAACTTCGATAAACTTAACCATCTATTCCACCTCATCAACCTCAATACCTAAATCTACTAATTGTGTCTTTAAATTTTTGACCGTTTGTTTCAATGCATCTTTGATTGCGTCCGATAAATTTCCCGATGTTATTTCCATAGTTTGTTCGCCAAAAAGGAAACTCTTTTTAATTCCCAGTATGAATTTTGGCTTTCTTGTAATAAAAATTGTGTCAAAAAGTGACGGTTTATAGCTGATAAATCTTTCTAATTCCACAATCTGCCGTCTAATCTCTTCTGCTTTTTTTAATTCTAATAAATCCATCATGCTTCCACCTCTTCTAGCTCCACTGTATACATTCTTGAATTACGATACTTAACACCTCTTAGGCGATGCAGCTCGTTGATAGCTTCGTTCTTGTCGTTAAAAACGTGTACGCTATCTGGCATGTTGTCGTAATAAACGATAACTTTATATCTCATATAGTTCTACCATCCTTGCTAGTAATTCTGCGTCTGGTAATTGCTCCAGTGTTAAGATACGGTTTAATTTCTTGGTATTGATACCCAATTTAGCGCTAATTAAATCCATATCCTTGCGGTTTTTCCAAAACCACCTTGAAAACTCTTGCGTTTGACCTAATACGCTTGTGTGATCGTAGCTTCCGGGTGCATACACACCAACTAACTTATCCTTTACTTTGTTTCTCATTAACTATGTCCATAGCTTCCTTAACACTTCTTGCCACTCCAACGAGCGCCCCTCGTTTTTTCATGGCGTCCATAAATTTCTGTTGGTCTTCTCTCACTCGACCTTTTTCATTTTTTACTTCGATGAAAAATATCTGTCCATCTGGTCTAAAACCGAATAGATCACAAAACCCTTTCGGAGCTCCCGTATCAAACCAACGCCCGTCTGCCATTCTGACCTTACCAACGTTAATTCGAAATACCATATAGCCAGCTTTTGATAATTCCACTCGAATTTGATTTTGAATACTATGTTCAGAACTCACTTGAATAGTTACCTTTCTTTTTTTTAGAACAGTAACCGTCTAAAATTCAATGATATCAACGGTTTTGACTGTTTTTTAATCGATTTGTTACAGTTACCTTTGTAAGTTCTACTTATATATATTTTATTTATTTATTTATTTATTATTTCAATATATAAATAAGGTAACAAGGTAACTAAGTAGAGTTAAACGGTATCATTAAAGGGTTTCTAGCGGTTACCGTATGTCGATTTTTACGGTAACCTAAACGGTAACGGTAACTTTTTCATAGCATACCGTAGGTGAATCACGTTCTTCATCCGACCAAGAGAAGGTGTAGTAATGTTTCGGAACATCGACTGATGGGATAAAATCTTTCCCCGGTCTTGAACGCTTCTTAATCCATCCAGACGGTACTACTTTTGCTAATTGTTTTTCAAACTTGCGCTTTGTCAATTTCGTAACGCCTTCTTCCTTGCACCACTCTTGATACAACCACCACAAAAACCTTGATGGGAGGCGGGTTGATTCGAATTTATCGAACCATTCAACTACGAATGATTTAACCGTGTCGTTACTTTCCTTGAAATCTTCCAAGGCTTCAATAGATGCTTGCGGTTCATCAAATCTAGTAAATGACATTTCCAGCGCTTTTTTTAGGACGTATTCCAAAACTTCCTTGCGATTAATGTAATCGTCTTTAATTGCCCAATTATCATCTTTTGCACTGAAAGATTTTTTGAATGGGATAATCACGAAACGTCGGTATGTTCCGTTTGTTTTATTCTTAAAACGTGGCAATTCGTTAGTTGATTGAATCACTGTTTTTTTGAAGACAGTGGTATATGGTTGCTTATTTTTTTCCTCGACCAATACTGGTTCACCAGTGACAATTGAGTTGAAGTTAGAAGATTCATCCACATAGACACCAGCTTGAACATCATCACCGATAATTACCGTTTTTCCCTCGATCATAGACAATGAGAAACGTTCTGAAAATTGATTGAGTTTCAGACTGGCAATGTTTTTAATTCCGACAAGATTGGTAATGAGTTGTTGTACTGTTCCCTTACCGTCATTACCCTCACCGACAAACCAGATTGATTTGCGGTAAGAGTAGTTTCCGTTTAGACTTGCAGAAATGACTTGCCAGATTAGTTTCACAAGGTCTTTATCACCACTCATGAGGTCTAGTAACCAATCATCTACATTCCAACCGTCAATGGTTGGTGATTCTGCGAATTGGTCATAAGAGGTAGCGATTGTTGAAAAAGCCACAAACTCATGCGTAAATGGTTTTAAGACACGTTCCTTCTTATCGTAGATACCATTCTTAACAAGGATAAAACGATTAGGTTCTTCAAACTCACCGACTGCAAAATTACAAGAGAAATCTTCTCGTTGGTTAACCCTAGTAGTCGATGCAAGCATAAATAGAACATTTTTAGCTTTGGTTTCGTTAAAATTAGGCTCTAGCAATCGAATGACACGATAAGCAAAACTAGGGTCTTTGTGGTAATAACCTTTATCTGGATCGTAAATAGCCACACGCTCGTTGGGAAGGTTGATGATATAGAGGATTTCTTCCATCCCTTCCGCTACTGCTAATTCAGTTAAGCGGGTAGGTGGATTATCTTTTTTCTCTTTCGTGCCATATTGTGTTACTTTCCACGATGCTTTCTCTAGCCACATTTCACGGTAATTTTTACATGCTAAACGGATTTCTCGCCAATCGTTAGGCTTTTTAAGAAACACGGGACGGTCAACGACTTTTTCCTTGTATTCTTCATTAATCTGTTGAATGTGTGGCGGTATTTTCATGTTTATTGTCTAACTCCTTTCTAAGCATACTTTCAAATGTTCTATCAAGTTCCCCTTGCGGTAAGCTTTCTGGTGTGTAATGATTTGCAAGTTTAGCCAATAAGTAAACTGCATCTATATCTACCTTACGAGTTAACAACCCACCGATAAAACTGGCTAGTGCATTGTTTCGCCCACCTTTGTCACCGAGACCAAAAACAATTTGTTCAAATAATTTAGCGGTTTTACTCGAAAATTCATTCCATTGGTAGTTTGTCGAAAAAACTAAAGGTTCGTGTTTCTGCTCCGATTTCAGAATATCAACTATCTCTTTAGGAGCTTCGGCAATCGTGTCAGTGTCCTTATTCCAAGAATACTTCCCTTTTGGGCTATTGCTCGGTGCTACCAGAATGTAATTGTTATTATTTGCCTTAATATCAATACCAGGTTTAACTCGAATATCTTGGCTAATGTTAACGCCTTTTGTTTTTTTTAAGAAGATATGTCTTCCACCAGAAGGCGTATTAGCCGTTAATGTTTTCGGAATGTATTTAGACAACTCCCAATCTTCTAGAGATTGGTAGCCATCTTCACTTTCTGAAACATCAATGTCGATAACAAAGAAGTCAGTCGTCCGTAGCGCAATGTTAGCGTCTGGGTGTTCGTGCCACAAACGCTTAACTTCTTCCTCACTAAATGTTTTGTCTTTAAACTTAGTGACTGCACGCTTGCTTGTCTTGTCTATTGGGATGACCGAAAAACCTAGCTTTTGATAATGTAGGGCATAATCTACCATCCTTACCATAGGCTTAGAATGGTAAATCTAGATCTGACACTTCTGGTGCTTTTTCTGCTTTCGCAGAATAAGGTGGCAATTCTGTTTGTTCACGTTTTTTAACACGCAAATTTTCGTAAACCTTGCCATTCCATTCTGAAGTTTCGTTTTCCACTGTTACTTTCATAGACTTACCTTTGATAAGATCTAGAAATTGTTCGATTGTTTGGATGTCGGTTTTTTCCGGAACTTTAGCAGCCTTACAATACATTTGAAGTACCCACTCCGGATATTGCAAAGTGCTTTTGTTGACATATACTTTGTCAAAGATCAGATTGTTACGGAATTTTTGTTGATAATCATCACGGATTTTAAGACGGATATCCAAGAAATCAGTTCCGCTTTGTGTTGCTGATTGTTCAGCTTGTGATACATAGACTTCATAAGTTCCGTTTTCGATTGCTGCGAATTGTTCTGCTGCTTCATAATTTACTGAAAAAATTCCCATGTTTTTTTATCTCCAAATCTTTAATTCATTTTGTTTGTGCCACAACCAGCCTGGTTGATAGCCATTGAGTAGGCGAAACGCTTTAAGTTCCGCCAAGTTCTTACAACGTGTGTAATTCTTCTTGTAGGTTTTAACTTTGCGGTAAATTTCCGCTTCTTTTTTGCTAACCTCTACCATTTCACCTTGAATGGAAACAAATTCCATTCCTTGGTTAATTTCTTTCAATTCGATATCAACACTCTCTTGCTCGATATCTCTGATTTCTTTTTTCTTAACAACCTCTGCCCCACAATAAGGGCAATTACCATCGATTAGCTGATCTCGCCAAAACGTTGCAAAACAATCCTCGCAAGTAACGGTTGATTTTTCACTGTTGTTTTTACTGGACTTCACGCCATCTAACGACCACTCTCTATCATCGTTAGGAAGTCCGTGGGTATTGTAATTTCCAACGTGGTCAATCAAGATAGCTCTTTTTCCTTCTCTGGGATTTAACGCCCTCATGGCAAATTGTAAATACAACGATAGTGATTTAGTTGGTCTCAGCATGATGCACACATCAACGCCAGGGAGGTCAATCCCTTCGGTGAATAAGTTGACATTTACCATAATCATTAATTCGCCACTTCTAAAACGTTCCATAGCTTCAGCACGTTCTTTTTTAGGGGTTTTCCCAGAAACAATAGCGGCACTATATCCGTTTTCATTAAATCGTTTAGCAACTCGTTCAGCATATTCAACATTATGGACATAAACGATGGCTTGTTTCCCTTCTGCCAAACGCTTGTAGTGGTCTATGTAGTCTCCATATTGCTGTTGAGATGATTCAAACGCACTATCTATGGATTGGTTTGTATATTCGCCAGAACGAGTCCTGAGCTTGTCAATATCTAGCAGATTGATTGAATAGTAACTAAACTCTGAAATGTTGCCATTCTCTTGAAGCCATTTAACTGATTTGCCTTTAACTAAATCTTCGGCTAGATCATGGAAACCAGCGCCATCTAATCGGATAGGTGTCCCAGTAAAGAATAATTGTGTCGCATCTTTAAAATAAGTTAAGATGGTCTGGTACTGTTTAGCTTTGATGTGGTGGGCTTCGTCAACTAATATCACATCAAAATTAGGAAGTTTATCTAACTTTCTAACAAGACTCCCAACCGTTCCGATGGTGACATTTTTGAGGTCAACACCTCCACGGCTAAACGTTTCTAATACTTGTTCGTTGATTTCTTTGCGATGACTAAAGAACAAGACTTTTTTATTTTTATCAGTGGCGTTTTTAGCGATATAAGCCATCACTACTGTTTTGCCACTGCGAGGGGGTGATTGAACCATGATTTTGCGATTACCTCGCTTCATAGATTCGATAATGTCAGTTATCAGTTCCTTCTGGTAATCCCGTAGCAAAAAGCTCATCTACCTTACACCCCCTTCGCTCATCGAGACGATTCTTGGCGTAAACACTCGCTGACGGTTGCAAGATAAACCCTCTTACTTCCTCGCCGTCTTCAGTGGTCTTCTTGACAAGTCGAGCAACCACATCCGTAAGCCCAAGGAAGTTATTCAAGATTTTTGAGCGAATATCTGGCATGGCACGGTTGTAGATCATGCCATTCTCGTCCGTCCACTGGTCAGAGGTTTCCCATGCAATAAATACAATTCGTTTGTTGAGTTGTAACAAAGCTCGTAAGCTATCAAGAATAGTGAAATCGACCCGCTGGTAATCAGCTTGCGAAGGCACACGGTTGTTATTTCCTTCACGTCCTAGGTTAGACAGGCACGCTCGGAACAACTCTGAAACGTTGTCAACAACGATAGTGTCGTATGGTTGACCGGCTCCTTTTAAAAGTTCCTTGACGATTGTTAGCCATTCACCCCAAATCTTGTGAGTGTCCACGTCTGCGATATCAATGTTTTCACAACCGCTTAACACCTTAGCTGATTTATCAATATTGATAACCAGTGTTTTGCCGGGGATATATTTGACTGCTGATGTCTTACCGAATCCCGGGTTTCCATAGATCAGATAACAAGCATCGTTATTTTTTAATTCTGTTGCCTTAGTAATTTTCATCGGATACTTAAATTACTCCTTTCTTCAAGAACTGCGCCCTTGATACGCTTACCAGATTTAAGTAACTCTTTAAGTGTTTTCTTGTCTGGTTTGTAAGTCGCTACTTGATATTTTTTAGGTAGTTTTGTTTCGTCAACCACTACTGCTTCAGATTTTCTAAAACCAACCTTGAACAGTGTGGTGTCAACCTTGGTCCGACCGGTTTCAGTCATGCTAACTGCAAGAGCCGCTTTCAAATTGTCAATTTTCGTCTGATCAGATTTATTCAATCCATCCAAACGTTTCTTTTCGTTTTTTCGGGCTTCGATATCCGCTTCGAGCGATTTAATGACTTTGACATAACCTTCTACTTTAGTTTCGTAGTCGCTAGTCCAGTCGATTGCTTCGAGCGTATCGAGTTTCGTTTCATCGTCAATTTCCATGTTATAAATTTCAAGGAATTGACCAGTTAATTCATATAATGTTGTCATAATTCTTTAATGCCTACCCTCCCACCACTGCTGCTATTTAATTAGTTGTCTAACGCTTCGAGTGTTTTAACGAAATTTACATAGGCTTCGTAGTGTTTTCCGCTGACCTCGCTATCCTCGTAAGCCTTTTTGATTAGCTCTTCACCGGTTCCATAGAAACACCCGACCTTCCACATTTCGTTAGATTTGGTGTAAGTAAAATATCTACCACTCGACCAGGTGTTTTTAAACATAATATAGTCATTTAATTTTGAGACCCATGCGTCACCAGAGACCTCAGCGTTACCATAGACCCATGCGTTACCATAGACCCATGCGTTACCATAGACCCTAGCGTCACCAGAGACCCTAGCGTTACCATAGACCCATGCGTTACCAGAGACCCATGCGTTACCATAGACCCATGCGTTACCATAGACCCTAGCGTTACCATAGACCCATGCGTTACCAGAGACCTCAGCGTTACCATAGACCCATGCGTTACCATAGACCCATGCGTTACCATAGTGACTTAGATTGTCTTCTTTTTCGACGTAGCCACCAAGCTCACCTTCTTTGACATTTCCGAACGAAATTAACGCTTTAATTCTGAATAGCTCAACGCCTAAAATTGTCATTTTGGATGATAAATCTAATTCAAATTTCTTAATCATTTTTCACCCTCGTTGTTCTTCTTAAATCCAAGAGTTAAAGCAGTGATACCAGCTCCAATTACTACCAATCCTAGAGTGCTAGTAATTCCTTCCTTTTCACCAGTGTTAGGAAGTGTAGTGCTATAAACCGGTGTATTTGCCGCCTCTTTTGGCTCAGAATCGTTTTTATAAACGACCTCGGTAATTTCTACCTCTTTTTCTTTCGGAGCGTCTACGGGCTTATTAGGCACCTCTTTCGGTGTCACTGGTTTTTCTGGTTCCACTGGAATTTCAAGCTCTGGCAAATCGAGGATAGGGGCATCGTTTGGAATTACTCCACCTTCGAACGGTGGCAACTCACGTTCTTCCGGAATTCCCGGAATACCACCTTGGAACTCAGGTTTGTCGTGGATAGGTGCTTCATTAGGCACTGTGCCGCCGTTCCATTCTGGGATGTCCACTGTTGGTGGGTCAAGTGGAACGATACCACCGTTAAACTCTGGTGTTTCGTCTGTTGGTGTTTCAACTGGTGTAGCTGAAACATTTTCGTATTTGTCGACCTTAACAGTTGGCGCTGCTGGTTCTTTGATAGTTGGTGCTACTGGTTCAACTGGTTTGATTGGGAGTGTTGAAACCGGAATTGTTGAGTTGATAGCGAACCACTGCCAAACACGGCCATCATTCCCGAAGTGGAAGCTCATTTTTCCGTCTTTGGTAAGACCGACAATGCCGCCTTTATAAAAGTTAGGGCTGTCAAAGTTGTCCCACTCACCGATAACGCTTTCATCATTTGAGCTATCAGCGTATGCTTTGTTTCCTTCGTGGTTTACGATTGTTGACCCGTTGATTGTGATAAAACCTGCTTCGTTTGAAACATATTCAATCTTGTCATCGTAAAGCTCACCTTTACCACGATTCAAAGAGTTAAAGCCAAACAGTGCATCTTTTGTGAGTGCGATTAGCTTCTTGTTTCCGTCATAAAAACGGACGTTAGTAGCTACATCAATAGCTTTACTGAAGTTCATAAGACCGATTGTAATTGTTGGATCATTGTACAGAATTGCGTAAGTATCAGCGTCCGGTGTGTAGTCGTACTCTACGGCAGCAATTTTTTGACCATTGTAAGTGCTGTTTTCAAGCCCTTCATAGCGAACTGTTGTAGTTTCACCAGCTTTTAGGGCTACGTAAGTACCGCCGTTGATAAATTCGCTGTCTGGATTGAGGACGGTGTTAACCAAATAGTCTTTGTCCCCTACTTCCGCAGCTTTGGCAGCATCTTGCACTTCCTTTTCATCAACCACGTTGCCTTTTACAACTTCATGAGTTGCGTTTGGTTCACTAGCATTGTTGTATACCAAACCTTGCTCAGCAACCTCTGAAAGATTACCTTCTTTCTTGGTGTTTTCTTCTGCTTCTGCCATATTCTTTTCGTAAGCAGCCTTGTCCTCAACGTATTTAGCTTTGTCAGCCTCGTATTTAGCTTGAGCGTCTGTATAAGCTTGTTTTTCAGCGTTGTATTGGCTAACTACTGAATTAATTTCGTTAGCTTTTTCGTTCATTGCGTTTGCCGCTTGATCTTGAGTAAGGTTGTTAACTGTATTACCAGTTTCGACATTTACACCGGCAGCCTTGGCATTATCAACTGCTGCAGTGAGCTGTTCAGTTTGCTGAATTGGTGTCACTGTGATTTTTCCTGCAACCTCTGTATAGACATTGCTAGTTGGTTGTGTTTCATCAGCGTGAACCACTGCCCCTCCAAGAAACGCTGTAGCGATTGCAATTGCTGAAATTGTTGTAATTTTAGATGTTTTCATGGTATACTCCTTGTATAGATGTTTTTTTCTGCACAGGCCCTTACCTGTGCTTTTTTTAGTGCTTCAATCCGCACCCATAGCCCCCCGTTTCATGTTTTTTCAATGTTTTTTAGAAAGGTATGTGTGGGTAAAGTTTATATTTTTGGGGAAAGGTATAAGTTACACTCCACGGCAGGGCCGTGGCTACGGATTGAAAGATTGACGTTAGTTTGTATATTTCCGCTTGAGCCTTTCGCTCTTTTCTTCTGGTGTCTCCACCCACTCAAAAAATGGCTCCGGTTTCGGTTGTTTCTTTTTGAAAAGCTTTTCTAGTAGTCGTTTCAAATCAATGTTTCTCCTAATCCATGCGCTTTGTTGTAACGGTCTCGGCTAGGCTCCGACGCATTACCCTCGAAAGTCCATACTGGAACTTCTACTGTTTCTTTAGTTTCTTTTACAAATAGCCATTTGAGTAGTTTTTTCATTTTAATTTTTCCTTTACTTGTTCAATAATGTTTTTGAGTTCATTTTGTACAAAATCAACGTCTTTATAAGTTTCTTTAAAAATCTCGGGGCTGTACGGTGACCAATCACCACTGTGTGCGCAGTTGAAACCGATGTAATAACCGTTAGTGATAAAGAAGTCTCGCCAGTCTTGGAACGTGATCCCACCGTGGCACTGAATCTCATTCACCCAATCGATTTCAGTATCTTCCGAAACACGTACATATCCACATAAATGACCCATGTCAGTTCTGTAGATTACTGTGTCGAAGCCGTCAACGGTGTCAGTTTTGACGTGCTCCCTCGGGAGTGTTAGCAAGTCCGCTTCATACCTATCTCGGTTCGTCATTTTAAATTCCTTTCTTTCCCTAACCGCACTAGAGAGCTAGTGAGGTTCATATATATTTAAGGAGACTTATGAATATCAAATCGTTGTTGCTTACTTAGTTGGTATCGTTCAGTTTCCTCACTAGCTCACTGTTACGGCTAGGGTTGTTAATATTATTTGAATCTGTTTCTGGTTTTCCATTCGATGAAGGACTTGAAACCTTCATAGTTGATGAAAACCAGTTTGTGCGTCGGATTGAATACGTAGTCTCGAAAGTCTTTGTTATCCCTCATTTCTCGAATGAGGTTCTTTGCCATCGACTTCCCTAGACCTTCCCACCGCTGCATGAGGTGGTCGTAGTCTCCCCACTCAGCCGTCTCGTTAACCCCGACTGGTTTGTAGGTAATTTCCATTGGTAGTCCTTTCTGATCTAAATTGTTAAACGTTCTTGATTAAGAAATTTGTTGATGAAATACTGCTGACCTTTGCCAGTAACTTTAGTTGTTGTGTTGGTAGTTGTATGGCCGTCAGCGTGATTAATATTTGTCTTTTTCAACTCAAACAGTTTTAGCTGCATGCTTTTCTGCGTTGGTTGATTCCAAGAATCCCCACGGCGACTAATTAGATAGCCGTTAGAGCGTAGCCACTGAAAGAGCTTGTTTTGACCAATATCAATCCCGTTTTGTTTCAAGATTTTAGCTAGCTCCCCGATTAGACACGATGACTTGCTAGCACTGACAGCGTCAGCGAACAGCACTTTAGGACGGTCAGCCTCAATCTGTGCTTCTAGCTTATGGACTTTCTTGTCAGCCATGAGCAATGCTCTTGCCATGATTTTCTCTGGACTGTTGAAGTCCTTTTCAACTTGAATAAAGTATTGACGGACCTCTTTTCCTTTGTCAGTACGTTGAATCATTGCGATTTCTTTTGCCATGTCCAATTTAAGAACGTGGTCAGTCATTTCGCGTCTTACTTCTCTCTTGCCCTCTGTTCGAACCTGCTCAAATTTGAGCGTGTTGAAATCTTGATTTTCGGTAAAACCATATTCGGTCATACGTTTAAACCAATCTTTATAAGCCGTCTTAACTCCTAAGACTTGATGAAGTTGACGACCTGAAACAACAGGCTCTTGATTTTCATTTAAAGTTATATTGATTAAATTATTCATGTATTATCCTTTCTGAATTCGTCTAAACTGACATCTAAAGCATCAGCGATTTTCACCATTCTACTGAAAGAAAGGTCTCTCTTTCCGATGTTCATCAACGTGTTATAGCTGATACCAGTCTTTTCAGCTAACTCTGTGACTGTCATTCCTCTGTCAATAAGTAACTTGCTTAAAGTTTTTTTCATATTTAATTCCAAAACACAATATATAGTGTTTGATTGTTTTTATAACACAACATATTGTGCCATTCTATCCTTTCTGATATAATTATATACATGACAAACGGTTGAATAAGACTTCTCTACTCCTTATGAAAATCGCAAGTCAAACATTACGGAAAGGAGAAAATTCTATGAACGACTTTGAAAGTTTAAAGCAGGTTAGTTACAACCTAATAGCCGAATTCATTGAGAAGAATCCAGCTGAAGTTGCGACGCCAGCTGTTATAGATGTCATTGAGAAGTTGTTAAATGCCAAGGATATGCAAGTGGATGTTCTTGCTAATCAAAAGGCAACTAAAATTCTCAATGATATTACTGATAAAGCTCATGAATAGCTTTATCCAACTCCTGTTCAGACTTTTCTTGTTCTTTTTGGCTTTTGACAATAAAGTCTGAATAGATATTTTTCCAAGCCTTGACTATTTCAATAGTTGAGGTTTTTGATTTCCCACTATATGGATATCGTTTTGGTTTCATGTTTGCTCCTTTCTACTCTCCTAAATCAACCCAAGTCTCGTCGATACCTAAGACATCGCACACTCGGTTTTTCAGTCTGTTGCTTCCTTTGCCATACTTCAGCAACTCTGAAATAGTAGGCTTCTTTACTCCACAAGCACGAGCGAGATGCGTTTGTGTCATTCCTTCTGAATTCAATTTGTCTTTGACAAGCTGAATCCATTTTTGATGTTGTTGAGTCATATTCTCTCCTTTCTTTTTTAAAATATTGACTAAAAAGTTAGCTAATTTCTTGACATCGATAAATAAATTTATTAAAATCAAGACATAGAGAAAAGACTCACTAAAAAAGTAATGGTTACCTATTCAAAACGGACGCCAATCAGTTTTTAGGTTTTTATTTTTTTAATTGTCTTATTCGCTAACTCTTTAGCTTACAAAAATATTGTAATAAATTTATTAAAGTTTGTCAATGGTTTTGTAGTAAATTTATTAAATATTTTTTGTCGTGCCTTAGAAAGGTTGATGTATCAATGTTTTTCACATTTGAAAAAATAAAAGAATTGGCTGACAAACAAGGTATTTCATTAAATAAACTTGAAGAAAAATTAGGTTTTAGCAGAAATACAATTTATAACATGAAGAAATCAACACCAAATGTTGAACGAGTTTCAATGATTGCCGACTACTTCAACGTGTCCACTGATTATCTTCTAGGTCGTACTGATAATCCTAATATAGCAAACAACGATACAATCGCAGGTTACACGTCTGATGACCTCCGAAAGATGGCAGAGAATGCCAAGACCTTCGATGGCAAGCCTCTTACAGAAGAAGACATCGACGCTATCCAGAATATTATTGAGATATATTTGAGAGGGAGATAGTATGACAAGTATTCCAATGAAAAAGAATCCGTTCAGAGAAAAGATGACAGCAATTAGAATTGTCAATCCTGAAACAGCTCAATCGTTAGGAACAATAACCAATTTCGATGTATTCCCTGGTTCGACATCTTTGGTTGCATTTCTAGACTTCTTTAATCTAAGACCTGAAACAGATTATATCTTGTCTCTAACTGCCCACTTCCCTAACGGCACGTCTTACCCTGTCCATGCTACTAGAATTAATATCGCGAGACAAGATTTTGTGCTACTCGAAGACGGCTTTGGTATGGCCACTGGAAATTTCAGCTTTAATTTTACGATACAGAACCCAAGTGATTTTTACTTTTTCTTCGTCTTGATGGACGAAAACGGTCAGGAAGTAGATACAGCATATAGTTATCATCATTTTGGAAAGTGGGGATAAACGATGCCGGACACACAAGATAATTTCAAACCTACCCCTTCCAATGTTTCTTCAATTCACGCTTCTAAATCTTCATCGAAAACTGTACCCATACAAAATCGTGGTATAATGGAGTCAGAAATGTTATCGGAGGAAATTATTATGCCACAAGATACTTACAGCAAATCTGAAATCGACTTAAAACTTGATAAAATTAATTCTGACACCCAGCACGGATTTGAGAAAATTGATTTAAAAATTGACCAACTCAGACAAGATATGCGTAGCGGATTTGAAAAAATCGACTTGAAATTTGAACAAGTTGATTTGAAATTTGATAATTTCGAGAAACGTGTAGAGACTATGTTTCTAACTCAAGAGAATAAGAGATTAGAAGAGCAAGCTAAAAGCAAAAAAGAGTTCATGTATTGGTTTATCGGATTGTTAGTTAGTACTTTACTGGGGATACTAGCAATCATCGTAACCATTTTAACAACAAAATAACACAAAAAGGATAATAGCCTATGACTATTGAAGAGCTAGTAGACTCGCACGGTGTCGCTCTCGCTTACTTTGATAATAACCTCTGGAATAGACCAGGAGTTTACATCAAAGAAATCAATATTATTTTCATAAACCGTGAGCTGTCAGAAAACGCCAAAAAACGGGTCATATACCACGAATTAGGGCATCGGGATCATTCTGCTGAGCTTTATCAAAACAATCGCACTAGATGTGAAAATGAAGCGAATAGGCACATGATCCATAAACTGCTCGAAGAAGAGCTTTCAGCATCAGATGACCACAAGTCTTTTAACTACTTGCATTTTATGCAAAAGCACAAGCTTAGGACAGTAACAGATGAGTTGATGGTCATTGATGAGTACTACGAATTGATAGGATGAAAATATGGACTTCAAAAAAATAAAAGATCTAGCAAAAACTGCAGTCGATAAGACCGCAGATAGAAGTGAGCCAGAACAATCAGCCGCTATCGCAGAATTTGATTGCTGACGAATTGATTAAGTTGAAATCATTAGTTGATGACGGCGTACTCACTGAGGAAGAATTTCAAGTACAGAAAGCTAAATTATTATCGCAATAAAAAAAGCCCTATAATCTCCCTCGCCAAAGTTAGATTATAGAGCAGCACCACAGAAAAAACGTGTAAACTGGAAAACAGCCTTACATGTCCTTTTCTGTACCCATTTTATCAAAAAAGTGAGGTAAATACAATGTGGGTAGAACAATTACCAAACGGAAAATATAAATATTTCGAAAGATACAAGGATACTTACACTGAGAAATGGAAACGGGTATCTGTTACACTATCTAGTGGCTCAAACCGAGCCAAGAAAGAAGCCCAACGCTTACTGGATGATAAGATAACCCAAAAAATAGAATCATCAAGCACCACTAATGTATCGTTTCATAGTGCTTTCAATGAGTGGTGGGAATTTCATCAAAAACAGATTAAGTTAAGTTCAATCAAGAGCCTTGCAGCATCCGTTAAGCGAATATCTGAAACTATTGAACAAGGAACTATCCTGTCAAATATCAATGTCAGACTTATCCAATCCTTACTAGACACTGAAGACTGGACAGATTCACAGAAATATCGTGCCAAGACCGTGTTAAATACATTCTTCGATTATGCTATTGATCAACAACTTATAACCGATAACCCATCGAGGAAGGCACGATTACCAAAGAAGACCAATAAACTTGAGAAACAGCAAGCTGCCAAGAATAAATACTTAGAGCCAGACGAATACAGTCGATTATTGAAAGAGCTCTATCGGAAAGACATAACACTGAGATACGCCCTGGTGTGTGAGTTTATGCTTTTAAACGGTTGTCGGATAGGTGAATTAGCTGGTTTGACTGTTTCTGATTACCACAAAGAGACACGTTCCTTGGATATCCACACCTCATTCAACAGATATATTCCAGAGAATGAAGGAACAAAAACAGTCGCTAGTTACCGAACCACCTACCTCACTAATCGAGAGATGGAAATCATTGACCAGATACTAGAGTTGAAAGAGTTAAGCGAAACAACCAATCCAGATTGGTATCATAGCGATAAGATTTTCACTACCAACACTGGAAGGCCTATCCATAGCACAATCCTAAGTGCATCGCTCCAACGGGCTAATGCCAGACTAGAAACGCCTATCGACAAGCATCTATCCCCTCACATTTTCAGACACACCACGATCAGCATACTAGCTGAAAACAATGTGCCACTAAAAACCATCATGGATAGGGTTGGTCATGCTGATTCGGAAGTGACCACCAACATCTATACCCATGTAACAAGGAACATGAAAGACCAAGCCGTCAATGTTTTAGATAATATCATTACAAACAATCTTGCCCCTTCCTTGCCCCTTGAGCAGAAAAAAAGAACTCTAGGCTTAACCCAGAGTCCTCAGAAACGTTGTTAAATCAACGTT